CGATCTTGAATCGGTCAATCGGATGTGTGGTGTAGACAACTTTGGTCATGTCGGTCTCCTTGTTCACGACTCCACCCCTCAAGGTAGAGACGGGAACACTGGAGAGAGCCGGGAACCCCCAACCCTCCCCAGTGACCTCACCCGCCCAGGGAGTCGATTACGTCGAAGCAACGGCCTTGTTGACGTTCGTCAGGTAGCCCATGACCGAGGCAGCCCCGACTTCCCAGCCGTATTCCGACGTCATGAGTCCTTCGTCGGCGTCGCGACCGAGGATTCGGTTGCCGTTCGAATCGTAGCTCTCGTCCTGCGTTTCGCGGAGGACGCGCTTGCGAATCGCGCCGGGGTGCAGGACGAGCAAGTCCTTCTGCCACACCGGGTTCTCGTTGAACAGCGGGTGAGTCATGATCTTCAGCGAGCCGAACGCCGTCATGATGGTGGTGATCTCGATGCCCAGCACCTTCTCGCTCGCGCGAATTTCATAGGTGCCGTCGAGTCGAGCCATCGCGTTGAGCACTGCGATCACGATGTTGCCGCCGATTGCGATTCGTTCGTTCGGTTGGCCCTTCACGTTGTTGGTGAAGATGCGCCGGATGTAGTCCTCGAACGCGACCCACGAGTAGTTGCCGGGAACCGAGCCGACGTTCGGCGACTCAACGATGCCGCCGAAGTTCTCGATCTGCGCGCGAATCCCGCCCGACATGCGGAACGGCTTGTTGTTCATGACTCCGACGTGCTGCCGGCCGAAAATGAACGAACGCTCCATGTCTTCGGCGTGATACATCGCGCACTGCTGCTTGTTGTGCGCGACCTTCGAGCCAGTCCGGTATTTCACCGCCTTGGTCGTGCCCGAGACCGCCCACGCATTGCGGAAGATCTGAGTCACGTTCGTGCGCGCAGTGCCGAGCTGAGTCACGGCGGTCGGACGATCGGCTGCTTCTTCGTGCGCGTTGCCGATGTTCTGCACATGCATCGTGTTGTTGACCGACGCAACGCTGGTGCCCGCGATTCCGCGCACGACAGTCAGGTTGTTGCCGCTCGAAGCTGTCACGTAAATGACTTCGCCGGTTTCCTCGACGAGCAGCACGTTGCCGGGGACATACTGACTCCCGTCAGCGACCACGAGGGCGGTGCCAGTGCCGCCGGACACGATGTCGCTGCGGCCCGAGATATGTGAGTCCTCGAACCACGTGAAGATCGTGTCGGCAGCACTGACCTTCCCCATGCCCGACGAAAGCGCCAGCAGCAGGGCGGAGCCTGTCGGGTTGATCTGAAGGATCGCGCTGGAGAAATCGCCGAGTCGATCCCCGACGATGCTCTGGTTGGACATGAAGATACCCTGAATCATTTCGAAGTCACTCCCTTATGCTTGGGACTCAATTGCGTCCCGCCAAAAGTTCCTGAACGAGCCGTGCCGGGCCTTCGTCCAAGCCGTCGTCCGGGTTTGCGAAGCGCGGGATTCCCATGTCTTCCCGGCCCAGCTTGCCCATCGTCTCCAACATTCCGCGAGTCAGGGACAGAGCCTTCGAGCGATCGCCACCGGAGTGCTCCAGCGACTTCTTGAAGACCCCGTGAATCACGGGACGCATCGCGGGGTCTGCAAACCCCTTGAAATTCTCGGACAGCAGCGATTCGTCTTTCTGACTCATCTGCGCCGACTGCAACTTGCCCTCGACCAGCTGATCGAAGCGAGTCTGCTGATGACTCTCGAAGCGTTCCAGCAGCGTAGCGACGATTCCGAGCATCTGCTTCATGCTGCCCTGAACGGCGGCGTTGATACCCTCATTGAGAGGAGTCAAATCGCCGTCGGACATTTTCTGCAAGGCCTCTTGCGTGAACACGTCCGAGGCCTTGTAGCTCTGAATCTGCGACACGAGCTGCTGGCCGAGTTCCTTGCCTGCATCGACTCCGTCGCCGCCTTGTCCCGAGTCGGGATTGCCGCTGCCTTCCTCCTTCTTGTCCCAAAATGAGGCATAATCGAAAGCCTGTCCAGTGTTACTTGCGGGGTCGCCGGTGCCAGAGTCGGGATTAACGCCGGTGTTATCGCCACTGGCGCTCGAGTCACCACCGTGGCCATCCGGCGCGCGCATGAACCGACCCATACGGCGCTCGACCGGGGTCATTAGAGTCGAATTGAGCAGTGCAGTCTTCATTTTCAGATTCCTTCTTCCTGAGCGAGTTTGTGGCCGTAATTGTGGATCAAGATCATACCATGCGACTCGGCCCGTAGCCGCTTGATCTGTGCAAAAAGTTCTTCGTCCTCGACTCCCACAGCATTCTGCGCTATAAGTTGAGCCTGAAGCTCGACGTAAGTTTGGATCACGCCGGACTCAGCAATGAGCGAGAGCGCCTGCTTCACGGAAATTGCGAGTTCAGGCTCAAGCCGGTTGATGACTCCAAGGAGGGAAAAATCAGTTTCCGCCATAGATCGGCTCCGTCAGTGCGCCCGGATTGGTCGCGGGTTGAATCGGGTTGTCGCCGGCAGCGGGCGCGGCAGCGGGATCAACTGGCTGACCGGTAGCGGGGTCGACAGCAGCCGGCTGGAGTCGGAACTGCTTCATATCAATGTCAACGTCGATCATCGAAGTCCAGAAGTCGATCATGGCGAGCAAGTCGATTCCTTGCGCTGCCTGCGGAGCCTGAATCAGTGCGAAGATCACCTGCTGGATCATTTCGCGAGTGGCCATCCGGTCGATTGCCTTGAGTCCCTGGCCGACGATGTAAGGCAGATTCGTGTCCGCCATACCTGCGATGTCCAGCTTGACCTGCTTGCCGGTGTAGAAATCTGTGAGTTCTTCGCCGTCGGGCTGATACTGCAAGATGTTGTAGTAGATCGCGAATCGCATCGGGCGGAACATCGTATCATCCACAAGCCGCGCTGACTTCTGCTGACGTCGATTCGCTCCATGTTGCACCGCGGCAACTTGACTCGAGACGGCGCGATCAATGCTCGCGATCTGCGAGGGCAGGGCCTGAGTCGGGAAGAACTGGTTGATCAGTCCCATGACAACTTGCAGATCCTGAGTCGTGCGCGACGTGTCGTAGTCTGTGCCCATGTGATACACGAACGAGCGAACGTCGCGACCATAAGCGCGCGGTTGCAGCGGGACTCGGGCTGCCACTTCGCCACGAGGGACGGCGGCCAGATCGACCATCGTAGGGTCGTAGAATGTCGTGCCATAGAGCGAGCGCCGTGCCGCGTCTTGATGCGTGTTGAGCAGGTGCGACGAGAAATCCTGAAGCGGAATCAGAAGTTCACTGACTGAGCGCTGTGCAACGCCCATCGAGTCATCATTGATGAGAGCGAAGTAGCACGGGATGTGGTTGTGCACATTGTCCTGATGCGCTGCCGAGACGATGTATTTGCCATCGAGCAACGTGAATCGCCACAACTCGTAACGAGTCCGGGCGGCCACCTCGTTAGGCAAAACAAGGCCGAACTCAGCCGGGTTGAGTCGAATGTAGACTGTGACAACTTCGTGCCCGTCCTGAAGTGTGCTGGGGCTGGCCGACAGAATCGACACCCAGTCGGTCGTGCTATCAGAGCCGTCGTCAAACTCACGCTGATCGAGTCGTGCTTCAGTCGGCGGGTGGCGGTAATACTCGCACGAGCCAGCCATGCTATGCATGAGCGCTTCGTCGAGATTGTAGAACTGCCCACTGACTCCGCGCGTCTGCACCCAATATCGACTCTTGAGCTCAGCGTAGGCGCAGAACTCACCGTCCATATACAGCTTGCTGGGGTGCACCGATGGGTCGAGGAAGGTATTGTAGCGATCGAGTGCTCTGAGTCGATTGCCCTGCCACTTCAACCCGGCGTCGAAAATCCGATCAACTGCTGTCGACTTGTCGGACTTGGAAGGGCCAGTATCGACTCCCCAGCTGACAGTAACACCCCCGAGATTATACTTCAGGGCGCCGAACAGCGACTGGAGCACTTCGCGGTAGTAGCCCGCGTAGAGTGCGTCGTTGTTCATCTTGGTGACGATTTGACTCGCGGAGTCCTGCTCCTGCGGATTCCCCGTGTTGTAGAACATCCCGCTGCTAGGCGCGAACGTCTCTGCGAGATACGTCATCATGTCGTCGAGATGCACGAACGCGAGCGGCAGATTCATCTTCGTGATTTCGGGCTCGCCAGTGTTCTGCGCCAGTTCGACTCGCTTGCGGTCTTCATCACGGAGTCTGATCCAGCCTGCGACTTTCTTGTCGATGCGAATCAGTCGGCCCAATTCGGCGTCGCGCGCCTGCTTGCCGACACTCAGACGCTCTTTGATATACTCGACAAGCGAGTCGTGCATCTTCCGGTCACGGAACGGGTGCTTCGGGTGAACCGACGGCTTTGCCATTGGCAGCTTGGCATGTCGCATCGACGAGCTACGATATGAGTCAGACATTGCAAACTTCCATTCCATACTGCGCCTTGGCTAAGTCCTCAGGATTCTGGGCAGCCGTGAAAGCGTGGTTGATGAGTCCCTCAAACTCCTTGAACATCAGAGGCC